GCGGACGATGCTGCGTGGATTAAAAACAATCTGGAGGCCGTGGCCCGCAACATCGTGCTCTCCCTGACCGAATACTTCGGCGTGCCCTTCCTGGAGCCTCGCCCCTCGCGTCCTGCCGTAGTGGATGTCTCCTGGGGCTATCTCAATATCCGGGATAAGCCGGACACCTCTTCTCCTGTCCTGGCCAGGGCCTATGATGGGGCGCGGCTCACCGTCCTCAACCAGTGGCAAAACTGGTATGTGGTGCGCTTTGACAGCGTGGTGGGTTGGGCCAACGCGGATTTCATCACCCTGCTCTGAGGTACTGCCATGCTCATCCACGTAGTCAAACCCGGCGATACTGTCTACTCCATTGCCCTGGAGTACGGCATTCCCATGTCCCAGCTCATCTTGGACAATGGCCTGGAAACCTCCTCCCGTCTGGCTGTAGGGCAGGCGCTGGTGGTTCAATTTCCAACCCAGACCCACACGGTCCAGCCCCGAGAAACCCTGGCCTCCATCGCCGCGGCCTATCAGCTCCCACTGCGCCAGCTCTACCGCAACAATCCCATACTTGGCGGTATCCCGGAGATCTATCCTGGCCAGACCCTGGTGCTCGCCTACGACAGCACGCCGGAGGCCACCCTCTCCGTCAACGGCTACGCCTATCCCTTTATCGACCCGGCGCTGCTCCAATCCACCGTCCCTTATCTCACCTATCTGACCCCCTTTACCTATGGCTTTACCCCTGACGGCACGCTGGTGGAGTTGGATGACGAGGCCCTGCTCGCCGCAGCCCGCCAAGGTGGAGCCGCTCCTCTGATGCACCTGTCCACCCTGACCGAAGAGGGCGGCTTCTCCAATGAGCTGGCCCACTTGGCCCTCACTCAGCCTGCGGTACAGGATACGCTGGTTGACAATCTGGAGGCCATGCTGGTGCAAAAGGGCTACCGGGGGCTGGATGTGGATTTTGAATATGTCTACGCCGAGGATGCGGGGGCCTATGCCGCATTTCTGGGCCGCCTCACAGAGCGGCTCAATCCCCTGGGCTATCCGGTTATCGCCGCCTTGGCCCCCAAAATTGCCGCCGATCAGCCCGGAACACTGTATGAGGGCCACGACTTCGCCGCCATCGGTGCGGCAGTTAATCAGGTACTCCTTATGACCTATGAGTGGGGCTATACTTATAGCCAAATAAGTTATATGTGATAATTTTTCAAGAAAAAGCGGGTGCCATAGTCAGGTACCCGCTTTTTCTTCCCCCATATCTTTTTCGATCAACCCCACGATATAGGCGTTCAGGCTCATGCCCTCCTGCTGGGCGCGGGCCTTTATTTTCTCCTTCGTGCCTCCCTGCACACGGATCGTGATGTGATCCAGCTTTTCCAGGTACCGTTTATTCCCTTCCAAATGCGCTTTCGTAGCCACTTACATCACCTCGACTTTACTATATCACATTTCGATTCATGCATCCATGTATAATTTACACAAATTCATGCATACATGTTTGTGCGGAATACCTCTTGAAATACATGTATGCATGTATTATACTATGCTCGTAAGGCAGAGATGCAAAATCTCTTACAGAAAGGAGTGAGGTGAATGGACGAAATGAACGTGACAGAGGCACTGCTAAAGGCAATCCTCGAACTCATTGAGAAGTGCGATACGCTGGAAGAGCTCCGGGAAAGCGTCAAGCGCATCATGAATGAGTAAAAAGTGGGGCGGCTGACCCTCACAAAGCCACCGCCCCACACACCCCAAGGTGAGCCGGGAGCCTTACCCCGGCCACCTTGATTATAACAGCGTAAGGCAGAGGAATCAAGGAGGAAACACGAGATGTTAAATCAGGAAATGAGAACTGTAACAATGAACCGCTCCGATATGCTCCGCGTGGCCCAGGCACTCACCCATGTGGTGCTGGGATTCCGGGATGAGGTCAGGGCCGCTACGACGGAGGATCGCCGGCGGAGCGCCAAGTGCTCTCTGGATATGTGGGAGCGCATCCGCAGCGAGTTCGACCGTCAGATGGATGAGCAGGACCCCGAAGAGTTCCGCCGCAAGTAACCACGCCACCCGCCCCGGAGGTGACGAGGGCAGAAGGGAGCACACCATGACAAACTATTGGGAAGCCGATTTCCTCCTGGTCTGTGATGGCCGGGAACATGTATGGCGCGAGCTCACCCCGGAGGCCCAGGCGCGGATTCACCACGAGTTCGGCCTGGGCAGTACACACGGAGAACTCTTTCCCGATGATTTTGATCATACCAGCAAATAAGCACAGCGCCCCCGAGGCCCGTAGGCCCCGGGGGCGTTGATATTCACAATCGCTTGGCAATTTACTTTTCGTCGTCCTGGCCGCTCCCCAGCTTGTCCCCTGCTCCGTCCACGGTGGACTCCAGCGCGGCGATGGCCTTGCGCAGCCAGGCGGGCACGGGGGCGCCCAGGGCGCCGACATTCTCAACGATGCTGCCCAGCTCGGTCATGATGTACCAGACCAAGACCAGAACAGAAGCAAACACCTCATACCGGAAGGGCAGCTCCAGGGCCGGGATGTTGGCGAGGATCAGGCCGATCACCCCGTCCAGGATGGCAGCCACCAGGACGGCCACCACGGCCCCCAGCTTGTGCCACAAGCCGTCCCTGGCCACCTTGGACGACCACTCCCCCGCCCGCAGGGCGGCCGCGGTGCCGGTGCCGTAGTCCAGCAGCATACAAACCACCCAGGCCACCACCAGCCAGCCAAACCAGCCCCACAGGGCGGTCAGGCAGCCCACCACGGCGGCAACGGCCGCCTTGAATCCGTTGATATGCTCCATATGTACCTCCCTTACTCCAGCAGCCCCGCATTGCGGAGCATCTGGAGATTTACCAGGTTGTCGTCCGTCAGGTGCAGTGCGCCGCTCTGGTTGCCCTGGAGCACGCCACAGTCCACGGCCCTCTGCACCGTCTCCCGCGCCCATTCCGGGCACTCCTCTACGCTGGTGTAGACCTGGGGCCGCGCCGCCGTCACGGCCGCGTCAATCATGGCCTGAATCTCGTCTTTCGTCATGTCGGTGTCCTCCTGTCGATATAATGGCATGGTGGGCGGATAGCGGCCCGCCCGCACCATGGCGCTGGTGTACCTGCCGCCGGCGCTCCACTGGAGATGCGGCCGGTCAGGGAAACTCTGCCATCGGCCGCCCCACTCAAAGCCCACCCGCTCCCCCAGCTCTCCGGCCCGCTGAAAGAACGAGGCATCCGAATACTCCTGTCCCTTGATGTTCTGGCAGAAGTCGAAGGCCAGTCCGGCCCGCTCTCCGTGAAAGCTGGGGTACGGCGTGGCTGCGGTGCCCTGCTCATAACAATACCGCTGATACTCGTCATCCCGCACGGTTCCGGTGACCAACACCAGAAGCCCCGCCGCGCGGCACAGCTCCAGCCAGGCGCGGCAGTTGGCTGCCACGTCGGGGCGCAGCCGATCAATGTCCCGGCTGTTAAGCATCGTCCTCGGTCTCCTTGTCTTCGCTGCCAGGATAGTTCATACTAATACTGGCAATCGCCGGAGTATAACGGTCAAAATCGATTTTTTTCATACTGATTCGTCCTTTCTTCTTTCTTGTACGGCTTGCCTATCCTCATCCAGGATGCTATAATGGCTTCGTGGATCAATATTTTTACCCCCTCACTTTTCATTGGTCCATGCCACCCCCTCTGACGGGGGTGGCTTTTTATGTCTCCAAGAAGGTGTTGAGTGTAATTATCTATTTGAGATGTACCCGCCTTTCGCAGGGGGCCATTTATCAGCTGCTCTGGATCATGAAATCTCCCGTTATCCGGTATACCCGGCCGCCGTCAGAGGATGTACCAAGTGGCTCCACCCCACCCTGCACATAAACATTTCCCCCACCCGAAAGCGGGGTGATCTGGATGATTGCACCTTTCGGGCAGCGCATATTTCCCAATTCCGGCAGTTCATCTCCTTCCAGTGACAAATAGTAGGTGTCACTCAGAGGATAAGCAAATGGGCCCTCCACCCGAATCTGGCCCGTCGGACTGATCCGGCAGGTGACCTGCACGTCCCCCTCTGGCACGTCCAGGGAATTTATAGCGAGGTTACGGATCCGGCTCGCGTATTGACGGAAGGGGAGCCCATCGGGCACTGTGCCCCCCAGACTCTCGATGGCCTCCCGGATGGCCTCCTTGGCGCCCTGCAAATAGGCCAGCTTGTCCGCAGTCGTGCCCATCAGACCACCTCCCCATTGATGGCGTCCAGCGCGGCGTTGATGTCGCCTACCAAGCCATCCACATACTGCTTGTTGGCAGCATGGTTTTCGTCTGTCGGAGGGCCGTTCAGGACAATGGGGCCAGTCATGGTACCACCTGTCAGAGAGAGCCAGGGCGCAGCCGTGGCGATAGCGGCTAACTGGGCGGCGTACTGCTCCAGTGTGGTGCCCTCCGGGGGTTCTATGCCCATAGCCTGTAGTGACGCTGCGATACTTGCCTTAGCAGCGGACAGTCGGTCAATTTCTCCCTGGATACTCATGTCACACCTCCCGTCAAATGGCCGCCAGGGCCTCCTCAATGTCGTTGGTCAGTGCCACCTTTCCTGTGCCGGTGTGGTAACCTGCGGGCACAGCGTACTCGGTGACCGTCAGTCCATCAATGGTAGCCTGCACCGCCCCATTGTTGGGCATGGCGCCCGCCGCTTCCGCTCCATCCTGTCCCACGAATACCTTATTCGCCAAGACATCACCGGCCGCCGCGGTCACCCCGGAGACATCGGCGTACTCCACCGGAATGGCCTCCACTGTGACTTGGGACAGGGCGTCGTAGCCTTCGTCGGCGGTGATATCCTGCTTGGCCTTGGTGGGCGTGACAGTCTTGGCCTGTAGCTTAGATGCCTCCCCGGAATAGGTGCCAGCCACGCCCAGGATGGTAACACCACTCTTGATATTGCCCGCCACCAGCTTCTCTTTTTCCGTGTTGGCAATACCTACAGTTCCCTGGCCATTGTGGTAGCCGGCGGGGACATTATAAGGCGTGGCCGCGTCGGTAATGGCCCCGGAGACGGCCCCATTGTTCTTAATACCCTCCACGGCGGTGACACAGTCCTCCAGGTCGGCGGCGGACTGGGCCAGGCCCAGGGCCACCAACGCCGCCCGCAGGGTGTTGCGCAGCCCCTGCAGTCTGGTAATTTCGGTCTGGATACTCATACTCTTTGCCCCTTTCACAGTGAGGCCAGCAGGGCCTCAATATTGCCGATCTCCACATACACCGCGGCCGAGGTGACTGGCTTGGTGTTGTCCTCCTCCACGACATTGGCGGTATCTACCATCAGCACGTTCTCTTCTACCTTCAGGCCAGCCCCAATCTGGTAGGGGATGCCTCCTCCGCCAGCAGTGCCGCCCAGCTGCCCCTTGAGGGCTCCGCGTGTCCCCAAACTTCCATGTAGCTCAGTCACGGGTCACATCCCCTTCCAATACGAACCGGGCGGGCGGGATGATGGTGGCCACCATCCCATCCTTTGCTGTGAGCTGCACATCATAGGCATATTCGCCAGGAGTCAGATCGTTGGTGTCCTCATGATTCAGCAGCACGAAGGCCGCACCCTCCTGGAAGGAGGTCACTGTCTTTTGCAGCACCTCCGGTCCCATGGCCCAGGCCACGGTGAGGGTGACCGTGTCCCCCTCCTCAAAAGGCCGCTCCGTGCCGTCGGAGAGCTGGCAGGTCACCACCAGTTGCTCGGTGTCGCCTCGAATCATGCGGATGTCGCTTCCGTTGATGGTCACGCGGCCTCACCTCCCTTACATCGCTGCAACCTTGTCCAGTAACTCGTCAATCTCCTCACCGGAGTATTTCATGGTGTAGTATTCGGTTGGTTCTTCTGCTGCTTCTCTGGCTGATAATTTCCGCTCAAGTGCCGCTACACGTTCCTCCAGAGTCAGTTCCATTTTCTCACCTCACACAATTAGCCGACGGCCAAGCCGATCCAGCAATGCACGGCCGCTTTTATCCCGGATCGGGCCGGAGACCAGTTTTTTTCTCACTCCAAAATACAGGATTACACCGCCTGGCCCTCCGTTTGACCCACGAGAGCCTTTCCCCGCCGAGCCGCCGTCATTAGTAATCCAGATGCCAGCCGCTCCTCCAATCTCAAAGGGCTCCGCGGATGCAAAAACGCCTCCGGCGCCACCACCGCCGCCGCCGCCATGTCCACCATTTCCTCCAGTCCCAATTTTATTTGGGGCTTCAGGGGGATCAGGGGATGCGCCATCTCCGCCTTCGGCTCCTTTCCCGCTTGTTTCGCCGCCTCCTGGTCCTCCATTCTTCCCAAGTGCGGCTCCGCCGCCGGCTCCACCGCCGTAAATCCGCACTTGTTCTGATCTTAGATTATCATATGACCACTCATAGGGAGTTCCGCTTTGACCGCCAGTATTCGGAGGGACATCCTCGCCGCTCTCTCCATATTCCCCTCTTCGGCTGGATGCCTGCCCGCCACGGCCACCCGCAGCACCGTTAACACCTTCAGTTCCCGGCTTTGCAAGTTCTTCTTCCGTTACCGGGTCCACGTATCCGATCTCAGACGAGGCCCCCTGTGCAGACGATAGATCCCCGAACGTGGTCTCACCACCAGCAGCACCCACGGCCCCATTCGTCGCTCCTCCAACGCCTGGGGTGCCGCACTCATAGTGGATGACCTGACCAGGGACAACATCAATTGTCGCCCGGTAGACCTTTCCGCCAGCTCCTGGAGAGCCCTTGTCTCCGCCTTGCCCGCCATCTTCTGGCGAATCGGACCAAGATCCTCCGGCGTTTTGATCCTTCGAAGTCACAATAAGCTGAGATGAGCCGCCCGATTCGCCGTCAAAACCAGCCTGCGCACCGGTCCCAGCCTGGATACATACCACTGTAAGGGTGTATACTCCCTCTGGCACGGTATAATCGCCGCTCCCGGTCAGCACCACCCGCTCGTCCAGGACTTCCTCTGTCTCGAACTTGGGTGGAACATACCCGATGACAGCCTGCTCAGATGCTACCAACCGGCCTCCCATTGTAATGGCGGTATCCTTGATACACCCTTTGGATTCTCCCCCATAAGGGTGCTCAAAGGCCACCACATCACCCGGCCGCTCACCGTCGTATACCACCTCATGGTCCAGCGCCTCGATGTACTGATAGTATCCAGCCAGCCGCTGGGCCACGGCCGCCGAGTTGGTCAGTGAGACCAGGGTGGCCTCCTTGACCTCGACCACGTTAGACACCTCGTCTTCGGACACCGGCACCCGCACATCGCGGGTCATATGGACATACTTTTTCCCAGTTAGAGTGCCGGTCCCGGCGGAGAGCACGGCATAGTTGGCGCCGCTGGACTGGACGGAAAAACCGGATGCTTCCAAGCCGTAGGCCGGCTCCTCGAACTGGATGATGTCGCCCTCCTCAGCCACCCCCTCGAACAGCGTCACTTCTTCGGTCCCTTTGATATATTGGTGCTCCAGCACTGACACCTCGGTGACCTTGCTCTCATAGGTGACCTTATCGCCCCAAAAGATTCGATCCGGCGGGATGGAGCTGGAGACACCATCCCACAGGGATT